ATATAATCTTTATTTTGTAAATGTAAAATTGTTTTTACGTTGTCAGTCTTCTTCATAATAAACAGTGGGGATTTTACTCCCCACTATTTAAAGTAGTATTAATCTACTACGTATCTTACTGTTAATTGAACAAGACCAGATCCTGTACCGCCACCTAATGTAATAGATATTGGTAAGCCATCTTGGTTTGCATCAACTACTGATCCAGAACCCAATGCTTGTGTAGCAAAGATGTCTACTCTTCCAGCTGTAGTTGTTGCTGCAGCAGCATAGTAAGCAGCTGCTGATAAAGCAACTGTTGTGCCTGCAGCATTTTTATATGCAGCATATCCAACTGATAAAGTTGTAGAAGCTCCAAGATTTACATAGCTTAAGTAGCCATCAATAATTCTTGCGCCATTTGGTAAATTTACCATTTCTACAACATCACCACTTGAAGCAGATGCTAACGTAACGTCAGCAAATGCTATTCTTAATCTACCTGATTGCTCATTCGTATCTATCTTTTCAGAAGGTACGTTTTGCGACCATTTAGTTTTTTGTGTTGAGTATAATGTAGCCATTATATTTTCTCCTAGTTAGTTATTATTCATCGCAAGGAATCTGAACAACTTTTTCTTCTTCCATACGAGTTGCACCAATACTCATGCAGTAGTAAACTTGAGTGCTGTACGATTTATCAGCTCTCTCATCTATTCTTGCCATAACGTCTTTACCAATAGCTAATTTAATAGCATCTTGAGTAAACGCGTATACAAGTCTGTCATCAGTGTTTGTTGCATCAAAGTTTAATCTATTAGACACAATAAATTTAAAACCTAAGAAAGAATCAACTTGACCCTGTGCTAGTGCTTTAACTGTATTGAAGTCGCTAGATGTAACCGCTGTTGTTCCTAATAAATCACTTATTTGAGTTGGACCACACACGATATATCTTTGTATGCTCGGATCAACATCATTTTTATCTAGGATTGTTTTTGCAGACAAAAGTTTAGCAATCGTTAAACCATCTGTTTGGCTTGACGTTGATGTCTTTTGTGTAGCTGGAAGTGCAACAGCAGTACCGCCTGTTTCTCCTGTGTAAGCATTTCCGCTTAAAGCTGAAATGATAACATCATCCATAGCTCTTCCCATTGCAGCAGCCGCAGCTTTTGCATAAGAAGAAGTTGGATCAATTAGCATTCTAACTTTATCTGCATTGTCTATTAGATCAGCCCACTCATAGTCGCCAAGTGTTACGCGTCTACGACTGTGTGGTGTGTCTATTTGTGGTGTGTCTGAGTGGCGAGACGTTCTTAGAACAGCAGTAGTTTTTCCTACTTGATCAAAGAATGCACTCTTACCAACAATAGTTTCTACATCCACAGCTTCTCTTAATGCTGATCCCATTTGTTGAGATAGCATTTGTACGTTTGAACTATATTGCTGTACAAAAGCAGTAGTTATTTGATTTGACATATTGTCATCTCCATTGGTTAAGTTTAATTTAAATAAACGAATGGATTTTCCACAACGTGGATCTATTCTAGAGTTTTACATCTTCATAGATGTTTGTCTTTTCCAAATGCCAATAGGGTCTAAAAGATTATCCTAGTGATTTGCTCTATACATCAGTTAACTGCTGACGTAAAGCGAAAACTTCTTGAACAGCTTTATCATGGTTTGGATGTGATTTATTCCAATAAGCAGATCCTGGAGCTTGTAATTTAGCTATTTCATTCTCTACTTCATTAGGAGTTAAATAGTTTGGACCAGATTGCGCTACAAAGCTATCTTCTCCTACCATTTCAGCTAATTTAGCAAATGCTTTAACAACTTGTGGATGATCACCTAATTTAACACCACTTTCTAAATTCATGTTAAGAACATCTTCTCCAACATATTCTCTAGCTAATTGTGATGCTTTAGTTATCTTTTGTTCAAAAGCTCTACCAAATTCTTTACGAAGTTGTTGTTCACTTTCAACACGAGCTGTTTCAGCAGCAGCATCTAAACTTTTTAAATTTTCAGACATCATGTCATTATAGAATTTAACAACACCATCTGCTTGCTGAGGTAATAAACCTAATTTATGAGCTTGCGCAGAAAATACTTTTAAAGCGCCTTCATCAATGTTTGTATCTTCAGATATATTATATTTATATTCTTCCGGAGATTTGGGTCTTCCTAGTTTATCATAAACTACATTCCAATCTTCTTCAGTTGCATGTTTATTAGGTAGTGGTATTTTTTCTACACCAACTAATTTTTGTGCATGAATATAACTTTTAGCTAAACTATTAATATCTTTAATAGGTGCTAAAGATTTATCTGCTCTAATATCTTCTGTAAGACTTGTTTTCCAATCTACTGCAGCTTGTTCAACTACACTTGTAACATTATTATTTACTGGAGAAGTCGTTGGACTTCCAGATGGTTGAACTACTTGTTCTACCACTGCCTGTTGATCACTCATTATTTCCTCCATGTTTTTTGTTGATCATTGATTTAATAAATAGATAGACAGATCTTTGTCCCTCTAAATATGCGCTCTCATAACTATCTCCTTTAACGAAAGTAGTTACGTTAGCATTACATCTTCGCTCTAGATCCTCAAGAACTTTTTCTCCATTCTCAGATCCAAAACAAATCTTATAACTTGTGTTTAAATTTTTTATATCTTTACTGTTCATTTATCGCTTTAAGTGCAGGAGCAGCTTTTCCAGCAGCTTCAGCAACTTGCATTTGTTGTTGCATTTCCATTTGCTGTTGTTGCATTTGTTCTCTTTGCAAGCGAATTTGTTGTACTTGAATATCTGATTTCATAACCTTAGCTGGTATTCCTAAAATATCTTGTATGTATTTTACTAAACCATCTATATCTATGTGATCAAACACAGGTGCCATATTTTGTAAAGAACCAAATATTTCAACACCTCTCATAATTGAGGATAACTCTGAAGTCTTTTGAGCTTTAGCTAAAGGTGATACATATTCTATTTCAATATCTTGATCTCCCAAAAATTCTGGTGGTTGTGGAAATTTTTTATTTCTTAATAGAATATTAAAAGCTCTAGTAATTAATGGTTGTAATAATTCTGACTGTAATCTTCCAAGAACTGGACCCAACAATCTCATTTTTTCTTCTGTTCTTTGTAATACTTCAGTTGCTGTCATTTGTGGACCAGTGCTTGTCATTAACTGATCTACAAAAAAATTCTCTCTAATTGCTTTACGTCTTTGTTCTTCCATATTTAAACCTAATGGATTATTAGCTCCAATATTCATTGGTTCAATTTTATCTCTAGTTCCTGCTCTATAGTAATTTAATCCTCCAGGTATAGTTCTTATTGGTAAAAGAAAACCATCATCAGGTACAAGCAGCGGAGGATCTATTTGTTTTTGTGCAGCTCTAATAGTTGTTTTAGACATTGTATTTAACATCTTAACATCTGCTAAAGCATTCATTGCAGGTGATCTTCCATAAATTTCGTTAGATGCTTTTAAGTATCTAGGCACTACATAAGGAAACTCTTCGTAACCACCTTCTTTTAAAATTGCTCCACTATCTGGATCTACATAAATTGAATAATAAGGTTTACCTTTATTACCCTTTGCAATTCCAAACTCTTCATTTGGCATTACTAAATGTAATATTGGAACTTCATCATGTGGTGATGACTTTGCTTTGTCTTTTAAATTTTTTGGTAAGTTTGCTTCACCAAATTTTAAAATTAAAGTTCTAGCAGGAAGATAAAATTTTCTAAGCATACTATCTACCATGCCTCGTTCATCTTCGGTAATATAAATTTCTGCAATATAAATAGTTCTAAATCTTAAATCGTCATTAATATCTTCTTCAATCAACATTGCTGCTGTACCAAAAGAAATTAAATCATGGTATAGTTCAAATATTTCTTGTTGAAAATTAGACGAAGAAAAAACTTTGTACATAACATCTGTACAAGATTCTAACCATTCTTTTGCTTCATCGTCTTTATCAAGTTGATTGTTTCTATATTTTAAATAAAAAAATGGTGATGAAATATTAGTTAACATTCCATGTAATGATGCTGACAATAATTCTAAAGAATGAATTGCTGTACCATCAAAAATTAGTTCGTGTCTTTTGTCTCCCTTAGATCTTTTTTTTGTAATGTCTGCTTTTCGCGGCATCATATAATCCGCAACTTCTTGCCAATGTTCTTCCCAAGTTTGACGTTGAGTATTTAAACTTTGGTATCTATCCAATACCAATTTTGCTTTTGGGTTAATTGCCATGTTATGCGCCTAATAAAGTTTTAGTAGAAAGAGTAGTCTGATCGCTTACACCAGAAGGTGATGTAAGTATAGTCATAGATCTACCTCTTCTTTTTGCTTTTAATAATCTTGTTGCTTCTCCCTGATCAACTTCTGCAGTTGTTGGAGAAGTCATAGGTTGTGGTTTTGGAGCATCAACTTGTGGTGCAGATGGTTTTGCTCCACTAACTGCGCTTAAAACTGATTTAATTGGTGATGATATAACTCCACCCATATTATTCTCCTAATAAAGTTTTTTTTTGTAACTTTTCTTCTTCTGTTAATCCTTGAGCACCAGTTAAAATTGTAGATGCTCTTCCTTTACGTTTACGTCTAATCTCAGCTTGTTGTGCCGCAACTTCTTCTGCTCTCGCTGTATCATTATAAGCAGGAGGTTCAGCAGGTGGTGGAGGTGGTGGCGGAGGCGATGGCATTTTTGGCATTAAAAATCCCATAACTATTCTCCTAAAAATTTTGTTAAGTTTTGTAACATGTTA